TCAGCCCGCCGCGCGTAGCAGCGGCGAGAGGTATTGCTGCACGATCCACCAGAAGCCGCCCATCATGGCCACGAGCACGGCCACGGCGCCTCCCAGCACCCACGCCTTCGTGGCCGTGTGCGACATGCGTTCTTCGAGCACCGCGACCCGGCAGGCCAACTCGCGTACTTCCGACCTCGTGGCAAGATGCCGCATGCGTTCCGAGAGCATGTACAGCATGTCCCGCAATGAACGATCGGCGTTTTCCGGCGCGATGGCCGGCAGGTCGTCTGCATCGGTGCGCATGTTCATTGTCGTATCCCTCGATCTTCGGTGATGGAGGGAGGCTACCCTAATCAACTGCGCCAGGACTTGAGAAAAAAGCCCAATCGTCGTCAGTGAATGACGCATTGCGCGTCGACGAACGTGAGCGAATGGTGGGTCGTGCCGGATTCGAACCGGCGACCTACGGATTAAAAGTCCGCTGCTCCGTTCATGGATTCCGCGAGCTTACGGCGGTTATTTTTACGGGTTTTCCTACCCTACACCCCAAGTTCATCAGCGACTTGCGCGGGAATTTTACGGGGTGAGTTTCGCCGATCCAGCGGCCGGCACCACGGGTAGGCTGAGGTCATAAACATCCATCATGGACTCGGTCCGATGGCCGCTGCCCTCCTGCTTGTCGGCACGATTGCCGGCGGTGTCGGTGACGCCGCGGCGCTTCAGGTCGTGCAGGCCGAACCAATCCCTCTCGTCGAGCAGCTTTTCCCGAAGGGCGCGTTCCTTGACGCGTTGCCACGCGGAATCCAGTCCACTCTTCGTGATGGCGCCGCCGTGTGCGGCGACGACCAGCGGGCGATCTTCGACGCGGATGGGCACAGGCGTGCCGCGCTTCCGCCATATCCCATCCCGGTAACGGATCAGGGCGTCCCAAGCCATGCGAAGCCGCGGCGTCCATGCCACGATGTTGTCGCGGCTACCCTTGCGCCGGTTCGTCCGCACGCCCGCCTCGACTCCGTGGTCCTCAGTGAGTGTTACCACCTCGATGCCGCGAAGACGGCAGAGGTAGGCGATGTCCGCCACGGCCCAGAGGTAGGGCGGGCAACTGCCCTCCGTGTGTGCTTGGCGCTGGCTGCCTTCGTAAGCCAACCGGACCAGCGCCGCCATCACGTCCGGTTTAGGTAGGCGGCGCTGCTGGCGCTCCTTCGCTTCCTTAGTGCCCTTCACTGGGTTCGCGGGCACGTAGCCGCGGCGCACGGCCCACGAATAGACCAGGCGAAGGTAGCGCATCAGGTGATTCGCCTTCGTCGGCGTTCCCTCGCCGGCGATCTTGTCGACGAGCCGCTGGAAGAAGACGGTGTTGAGCCGCCCGTAGTCCAGGCTTGCCAGCGTGTTCCCGTCCTTCAACGTCAGGGTGCGGACAATCCCCCGTTGCCGCTTATAGTCCGCACGCGTGCGCTCGCTGAGGGCCAGGAAGACGTGGCTCTCGTGATACTGGTCGACGAGCCAGCCCAGGCTCTTCCGATTCACACCGCGAATGGCCTCCATCGCCAGGTGGAGGTCGGACATCAGCGCATCGGCCCTGGCGACCTTCTGGCGTCGCGGCTTTGGGTCGCGGTGAATCGTGTACCACACGCGATCGCGCGCATCCCAATAGCAGCCGACGGGGAGCTTCCGCTGGTCGATGTGCTCCGGGATGGTCTTGTCCCGCTTCCTGGGCCTTCCACGCGTCACAGCAGGTCCTCTGGGCGGTAAGCGGCATCGTTGCCGGCCGATCCTAACCCCATAGCGGCATTGATCGCCTCGACCGTCGTCCAGGGGCCTTCTGCGCCATCGCGCACACGGATGCCCTGCGTGCTTGCCCACCGCTTCACCGCCGCCGGCTGCTGGAGCCCGGACAGGCGGCGCAGTTCGGCCGCATCGATGATGTGGGAATTGCTGCTCACAGCTTCGCCGCCTCCTGTTCCGCTCGCCATTCTGCCCAACTCGGGTGGGTGGCCTTGTGTTCGATCCACTTCGGCGTGTCTGGGGTGAGATCGTAGGTCTTGCCTTTGTTGGTGTAGCACCGCGCGCACAGAGGCGCATTGTCCCGTCGGTCGCCGGCGCGGGTCCGGTGCTCGCTGCAGAAGAACAGCCCGCAGCCATGCGTTCCGCCGTAGGGCTCACCACCGCAGACGAAGGACAGTCCGCGGTCGATCTCCGCCCCACACCCCGGGTGATCGCACGTTGCCGGCACGCCGTAGCCGACGTCACGCTTCCAGTTCTCGTCGTAGCCGAGTGACCAGCCCATCAGAATTCCACCAGCGGCTCATCGCCGCGCACGTAGAGCGGATGCCGCGGCGCGCCCGACTTGGTGGTGCCGAGGTGGTAAAGCCCCGCGGCGAACGACCGGATGACCTTGAGCACCGGCTTTACCGTCCAGGGATGGGCCGAGACGTGCGCTCCGTACGCTACGACGACTCGGCGACCGCGAACCGTATCGGCAATATGCAGGTGGTTGTCTGGCCCACTCTTATCGTCATCCAGGACTGGCATTTGGTCCGGATGGGTGGCCCGCCAGGCGAACAGGTTCACGACGGCGATCCCGCCGCATCCCTCGCGCTTGGCGAATCCGATGCAGCGCCGGATGGTCGGATCGTCCTGGCTGGCGTCCGCCGTGCTCGGGTTGAGCATGCAGAACACCAGCACGGGCAGGGTGTCGTCCCACGTCCGGGTCAGGACGTACCGGTAGCGCCCGCACGGGCTGATGATCGCTGCCTTATCCACGGGCTACCTCCTGACCATCGTCGACGTGAGAGAACTCCCAGGGCACAGAGCCAGGCGGTCGATCGGCCACAGCGACCAGGGCGATCATGTAGCCGGTGCACAGGTGCTTCGCCTTTCCCTTGGGTCCCTGGTGGCAGTAGAAGTCGGTCTGCTCGACTACGCACTTCAGGGCGTCCATCACGGTCGGCAGGCATCGATTCGGAACCGTACCGAGTCTGAAGGCGCAGCTCTCGCACGGTTCGGCGTGGTCGGGAAACCGGGTCCGCAACCTGCTGAGGGAAGTCTCCGTCAATCGAGCCAGCTGCTGGCCCAGCGCTTCGCCCACGGCGGAGGGTCGGTTGGGCACCATCACGACTGCACCTCCCCGTGACCCGCTATGCCGATATCCGCCGGATATTCGGTATGCGGATGGTTGGCGTTACCAGGCAGCGGCGTGTCGAAATGCAGGGCGTTCTTCGCCTCCTGCTTGGCGCGGATCTTCGCCATGACATCGGGCTGGTTGATCCTTGCCAATTCGCGCTCGCCGTCGGCGTGCATGTCGAGGCCAGCGATCCAGCAATAGCCGGCGAGCGTGACCATGACGCCACCGACCTCCTGCGAGGGCTCACCGATCGGGCGGCCGTAGACATAGTCCACCAGCGTGGAAACCCGGCTGTGGTCGTAGCCATTCGACTGGAGCAGTTCAAGCACCTCTTCGAGCAGCCGATCACCACGCTCAGTCATGTTGCTGTAGAGCGAAGGCAGGAAGCATTGGCCCATCCACTTCGACACCCGCTTCTGGAACGGCGCCTGACGATGGTTCCAGGCTCGGATGGCGGCGTCGTGTCCGGGGATTTCCTCGTCGTCACTGTCCTGTAGGGAGACAGGCCCGCGGCACAAACAAGCCATACCTTCGCTATCCGCCCCGTCACACTGGACGAAGCACGAGCAGTAGTCGTATCGCTCTACAAATTGGTCACTGCCGCCACAGAAGGGGCACGGCTTTAGTTCTTCGCTCATTACATCCCTCCCACGTTCACGTCGATCTCAAGAAACAGCCCGTTGTCCCAGCGCACATCGCTCAAGATTCGCTTGGATTCCTCCATGGCGACCTGCACATCGGGACGGAAATAGACGGCTGGCAGATTCGAAATGGCTTCGTGCATGACGGGAACGGCACGCTCAAGGATGGCTAGGTCTTCTTCGGTGATGCGGAAGGACTTGATCCGGACGTTCACTTTGGCACCTCCGGCGCGGCGGCGAGCTTTCCGGCTTCAGTAACGACCCACCGGGAATCGCGGCCGTAGTAGCCCGTCGCGCTTTCAAACCATTCGAGTCGAACGAGGCCGTTCGCTTGGAGGGCCTTCATGGTCTTGTTGAGGCTCGACCCCGCGTAGAACTTCGGATTGCGCACAAGCTCCCGCAGGTCGCGGGCCTGCGCAGAAGTCAGTCTCCGGCTAGGCAGGTTCGACACGGCGCTCATGCCTCACCACCCTTGCCCGGGGCAGGCGCGGTGGCGCGCATGGCGATGTCTATGGCCTGGTCGATAAGGAGCGAGTGCGGTTGGTTCCGATCAGCGTCGGTACGCATTTCGAAGCCAAGGTGGCTAGGGCAACCATGGTTCACCGTGACTTGAATGTGGCAGTTCAGCCACCGATATCGTGCGGCATCACGCACCACACCGTCCGGCACCCCGCCCGTGGGCAGCGGTTTGGCATAGGCGTAACTGATGCGATAGAGGTCGGGGTGCTTTGCCACATCGCGTTCAAGTTCGGCGGCCGGCACGCCATCCACCCACCGTTTAGCGTCATTGACCCATTTGCCATGGCCATTTTTACGAAGCAGGCAATGCGCCACTACGTCCCCAGACTGCTCGATTGGCACCCCCACTCGCGGTGCGCTAGGCGAGGCGAGGGCGGCGAGGGCCGCTTCCATAGCGTCGCGATTGTTGCCAGCGGCATTCGCGTCATTGCAGTCGCACCAGTAGCCGGACCACGCAAGCATGGCGGCGTCTACTATTTCCTCCGTCACCCCATCCCCAGCCGTGGCGACAGCCTGCTCTGCACAGTTGCATGGCACCTTTCTCGAACTAACCGCGAGGCCAGTCCCGAAGGTTTCCCATACTTGCTTTGTGTCTCTGCACTTTGTGCAGGCGAAGACAGGAGACCCGACAGCCTGCGAGGGCGCGGGGTGGATGAGCGTATCAACAGTGGCTCGCAACGCTTGCTTCAATTCGGCCCAGCTTGGTCGTGTGCTCTGAGTCGGCGAGGAGGACTGTAAGTGCTGCAAATATCGGCGAAGAACAGCAACGTGCCGCGCAGGGAACGCCACCTGCGCATCCGTGGCGGCCTTCGGCTGGGAGGCTAGGACGCAATCGCGAATGAGCTTCCACGCAGCCTCGTCGTGTTCTTCGCCATTCAGGGCGACCAGGTCGTCGATCGCGTGGATGGCCTTGTCGAGGTCGCCCATCGGCTGCTCGGCAGGCTGGGAGGCATCGACAGGAGGCACCATGCCGGATGCCTCAAGATGGGCCGCAATGGCATCGGCGATGAATTCGATCTCACCAAGGCCTGGCGCGATCGTGCCAGCGCCATTGCTCAGCGCGTCAACCAGGGGAAAGCCGCTCTCGCCGTCCTCATCGACCCAGTTCTGAAGGCGATAGTTCGCCAGCAGGTTATAGATCGACGCTCGGAGGCTATCCTGGTCGGTGGCCGCCTGGTACTTGCTGGATTCGTCGTTCACAGGTTGTGCTCCTTGATAGCGCGAATGAGGTCGGAGAGCCGGAACCGCACATAGACCCGCTCATCGCCGTAGTGCATGCCGATCTCGACGAATCCGTGGCCGCTGTCGGTCAGTTCGCCGATGCCGTGGTCGTCGCATACCTGATCACCCTCGCCGCCGTCGGCGAACGACATAATCTGGATCGGCAGCTTGCCCTTCAGGCGCAACGCGTGGTCGTTGAATTCGGTCGTCATGGCTTTACGGCCTCCTGCTGCTTCGCCTGCTCGATGGCCCGGGCGAGTTGGGAATAGAGAGTTTCGGCCGCGGCAATGTCCATGCACTGCCACGCGGAGCCGACGAACACGCGCACCTGGCCATCGCGGGCGATCGCAATGGGGCGGATGGGCTGGTCCATGGTCAGGCCCTCAGTTGTAGGCCGAGCACATGATCTGCGGCATGCCTGGCTCGGCCCTGTACCACTCCAGCAGGGTCTGCGTGGTGGGCTCATCCTTGATCGGCCGCTCGTTCTCGTCGGTTTCCATCATGGAGAGCGTGTAGTCGGCCGGCAGCTCGCCCCACTGGTCGTCGCGCGGCTCGTCCTCGTCGAACTCGTAGCAGCTGAATTCGAGAGCCTGCTCGAAGTCCTTCGCGGCGCATATCTCGGTGCTCTCGCCGAACCAGAAGAAGCGTGGGTTATCGTTGGTTTCGTTGCTCATGGTCACTCGTACTCCGAAATACCGTCTTCAGTGAGACGGGCGTTGTAGGCGTCGCGGATGCGCTGGCGCTGCTGCTCCGCGTCGAGGTCGTATTCCGGCACGCCGTCCATGCAGTCCTTGAAAGCCTGGCGCACCTCGCTGGTCGAGCAGTCACGGGCAACGCCCAGAACTTTCCACCAGGGCTCGCGTACGGGCACCGCGTGCACATTCGTCACACCTTGACGGGCTGTCGCTGGCGAGGGCGTGGCGTGCACCACTGGCGCCGCGACGGGGAGCGGCGTTGGGCGAAGCTCGGCGGACAGTCCGGCCAACCACCAGCGCGTCCGCCCGCCAGCGACGTCATCGCGCAGCACGCGCCCGTCGTCCTGCAGCTTCTTCATCTGGCGCCTGGTCTGAGGAATGGTCAGTCCGACCAGCTTCGCGATATCGACCAGGAATGGCCCGTAGCGAACGGCGAACTCGTCGCCATGCGTGAAGGGGTTGATCGTGGGGTGCAGGGCGCCGCGGGCCGCACACTGAACACAGGCCAGGCGGAGGGCTTTCTCGAACTCGGCGGGGGTGATGGTGGAGGTGGTCATGCGGTGGCTTCCTTTGCGAAAAGGCCGTCGGCGCGCCCCTCGAGCGCGTCGCGACAGGCGCTGTTGACCCAGACAATCTCTGTGCGCACAGCGGTGCCGCGACCGGCGCTGATCCTCGATCCAGTCTCGTGACGGGTCCACCCAGCGAGCGCCTGGTCGTAGAGGTCCGAGCGATAGCCGCTAATGACGACCATGCCTTCCAGCTCGAGGATCGCGGCCAGCAGTTCGGCGTGATCGACCTCGGTCATTTCATGGCGGTAGTAGCCGGTTTTCCCCTTCTGCATGACACGCGTGGAATGCAGGTAGGGCGGGTCGATGAAGTGCAGGGTCTCGCCGGCATCGTGCTGGCGCATGACCTCGATGGCCGGTCGGTTCTCGATAAGCACCCCAGTAAAACGTTCGCCGACCGGGGCGATCGATGCGGGGTACTCGGCCCACAATTGTTGCGCCGTTCCGTAGGCGCGGGCGGTGTCGATTCGGAAGCCTGTGGTCCCTTTGCTGGCGCCCGCGGAACCAAAGCCCATCTGCGCCCGGATCACGAGTCGTCGCGCGCGCTCAATGGGGTCCCCGGTCGGTTGCCAAGCTCCATCGAACTCTTCCCGGGCATACGGCGTCATGGCGCACGCTTCGACCAGCGCGGCTCGCGTCGTTGGGTTCCGGACGATCGCGAAGAAGTTGACCACGTCGCCGTCCAGGTCGTTGTAGACCTCGGCGTAGGAGCGCGGCTTCTGGAGTAGCACGCCGGCCGCGCCGCCGAATGGCTCGACGTAGCAACGGTGCGGCGGGAAGAAGCTGAGAATCCAGCTGGCCAGCCGGAACTTGGCGCCGTGGTATCGCAGGGCGGGCTTGGTCACGGTCACGCTGCGGATTCCTTGGAGGCGTTGGCGTTATGCGGGAGGTCGGGATTGCTGCCCCACTCGGGACGCAGTTCGGGGTGCACGCTGTGCGGGCAGATGGCGGAGCGGTGGGCGTGGCGACCCTTGACGCCGTTGTCCCAGTACTCGCGATGCCTGGTGGTCTGGTTGTCGAACCAGCCGGTGAGCATGTCGGGGGTGCGCGGCATGGCTGCGATCAGCCCACGGACTCGACGGAGAAATTCTTCTTGCAGTGCGGGCACGTTACGGCCGTGCCGGAAAATGCGAGAGGCTGCTTGGTCGCGAAGCCATCGTCACCGATGACGAGCGCCCACCGATCGTCAAAATCCTCGCCCTGTGCGACGAGCGTGCCGGACAGACCGAAGTTCGGCCATTCCTTACGCATCTCACGAATGACAACATTCACCGAGTCGACGAGGCCGTAGGTCTTCTCTGTTGCCGTGTCCCACTCGAGGCCGGTGTAGTCGCTCGTAACGACCAGGTCGATGTACGAGGCATAGGGTCCGGCGTTCCATTCCGGATGGTCGCGGCAGTCTTGGCCAAGGAAGGTGTTGAGCTTTGCGAGCTGGTAGACGGTCGGTACGTCGACGAACGTCAGCACGCCAGAGAACTTCGTGTTGTAGCCCATGGGAAATCCTTTGCCGGCGAGGCCGGCGCTGTTGAAGGTGGACAGATCTGGCCGCTCGGTAGAGGCCGCTACACCTCTGGCCCAAACACGAAAGACACATTTCGGAATCCCGGCACTCGCGCTCCGGGGTAAGCGCACACATCCGAACGGCCAGATCTGTGCCTTGTGCTACTCGACAGGGCGGCGAGGCTGGTTAGGCTCAGCCAGCAGACGCGTGATTCGTGGACATTTATGAGGACCGTCTTGAATCACGCGAAGTCATCCAGTCCTAAGTTGTAGGTGCCGGTGCATCGACCGCCGGCGTCGGTACGCGCCACACCTCCGGGGGAGGGAGGGGAAGGCGCGGTGCGTTCAGTGGTGGGAAGCGGGATCGATCAGCCAGACGAGCGCGCCCAGGGTCCAGATACCGAGGACGAAGATCACGGCCTCGCGCTCGTCCCACGGCGCCGACATCCACCAGGCGATCAGGCGGCGCATCAGAAGGACCCCACGGGGGCGAACAGCGCGAAGATGGCAAGCCCGACGACCAGCATCAGCACGACACCGTGGGGGCTTTCGAAGAAGCGCTGCAGGCTCGGCGTAGACGAATGGGCATGACGAAGCAACTCAGCCGCGCGCAGATCGCGATCGCCCTCGGCTTTCATCACGGCGTAGCGCAGGGCGCGCTGCTGGCGGACGTTGAGTGTGCTCATAGCGGCTTGGGCTCCCTCCAGCGGATCTCGAGCGCATAGCGCTGCCAGTCGATGAAGATGGCGCCATCGCCGCGCACGACCCGAAGCGACTTTCGGCCCCCGTACCTATGGATGCGGAGCTTCATGAGTCAGCCTCCCATCGCGCGAAGGCGGGCTTCGGACCGCTCAGCGACGTTGCGCATCCGAGCGGCATATAGCGGATCAGTCAACGCTTGCTGACCGCAGTTGAGGTAGTCGGAGGCGGTTCGGATGGCCCGGGCACGCGTTTCGGCAATAACCGTGACATAGGCTCCGCGCTGGCCTTGGAAGTAGAGGGCCGCCACACAGGCAAAGCGGCCATCCGGCAGTCGACGCGTCTTCTCCGCCTGATGGAGTGCCCTGTAATCGGTTGTTTCGGGGAACGCGAGCACTTTGGTGTTCGTCACCTTCTGCGTCTCGGTGCTCATCGGGCACCCTCCACGTCGGTGTAGCCCTTGGCGCGCAGGCAGGCCGGAACGACGACGTGCTGGATGTAGTGGGCGCGATCCCGCTGCCGGATGTTGTGGGGGACGACCGTGCCGTAGGTGCACTGCTCGATGTCCCGCTCGCGCTGGGTCTTCTCGGGGAAGAGCGGCGTGGCGCAGCCGAAGGCAGCAAGGCAGAAGGCGATGGTGAAGACGAGGCGGGCGTTCATGCCACGGCCCTCGCGACACCCGATCCAGAGCAGGCGCAGCAGTCATCGTAGGGGCTGCCATCGGTCGTGTTTGAGCCGCCGCGACCAGTCCCATCGCAATCGCAGCATGCAACGTTCCGGCCAGGTGCTGTAACGTGCAGCTGTTGCGCTTCACGAGCCATGGCCTCGTAGTGCTCCAGCGCTGCGACCTTCTTCTCGCGGTAGAAGAGCGCCGCTTCGGTCAGGGCCGCGGCAAACTGAAGAGCCTCTTCCGTCGAGATCGCCATGGAAAGGGGGCCGACGGTCACGTAGACGCCGACGAGGTCAGATGCCGGGTCGCGAAGCTCTTCGGTGGTGCTGACCGAGCCGGTCGAGCTCACCTCGATGCGCTGGTCCGGATAAACCGTCACGGTCTGACGAAACCTATCGATCGTCAGGTAACTCGATTCGTTGGTGCCCATGATCCTCTCCCATCGCCGTGTGGTGGCGTGGAAGAAGTAAACCATAGTTGTCTGCTGATAGTCAACTACAGTTGTCGAAATTCTTTCAGGAGAAGAAAAGCCCGCCAAGGCGGGCTAAGTCGTCGCGGGTCTTCCCAAGCTACATTCCTCGCTGCTTACACAGCGTTTCGGCGACATCTGGGTCCGCTCCCCCTGCGGATAATGGATCGCTCATGGTACGGAAAAGCCCACCGGAGCGGGTAGGGAAGCGGGCCGTTACAGGGTCGTCGGGCTGATCTCGACGCCGGAATTGGGGTTGATCGTGATCCGGAACCGCTTCTCATCGCCAGCCTTCAGCACGGTCGACGTTTCCCGGCGGTCCTTGCCCTCTCGATAGCCGCAAAGGCCGGAGCCGGTGTTCCAGGTGCCGACGATATGTTCGCCGCTAGGTACGTGGAACGTAGCCCGCTCGCCGGTGGCAAGCTTGGCCACGACCTTGCCATCAATGAAGACGGCGCCGAAGCAGGCGCTGCCTTGCATGCCCACGTCGCGGGTGACGACGATGCGAGAGTCCCCGTCCGCGGGCGACTGGAAGGCTAGGAGCCGGTCGGCGGGTGGCTGACGCAGCTGGTCAGGCCGCGGCGGCTTGGTGACACAACCTGCAAGGACGACGATCGAGCAGGCAACAAGAATCAAGGTGTGACGCATTCCATTCCCCTGTGGCAAATCCCCGGCCCATGATACGAAAAAGCCCGCCGGAGCGGGCTATAGGAACTCTTTGAACTCCGGTGGAGCAATTCGAATATGAAGCGCGGGAGCTTTCAATTCATCGCCGTCGGATGTGAAGGCTCGGACGCGAATGTAGCAAGCGTCCTCAAGCAACATTGGGGAAAAGATGACCGTCGTCATGAGCATGGTAAACGTCTCCATGTCTGAAGGTCGCTGCTGTTCCCAGAAGTCAGCGGAGTGGGCTTGCGGGACATCGGCAATGTTTGCGTTCTGCTCGTGCAGCAACTCGTCATTCTTGAATACGCGGAAAATTAGGCTTTCTACGGGATTGCTGTGAGGGATGCGAGCCCACAAAGTGACGCAGAGCTTGGGAAGCGTCAGGGGAAAATCCTTGACCCATAACTCACCGTTGTAGCACCCGATGTAAGAGACCTTCCCGCCCACTTCATAGCGCACATCGTCCGAATACAGAACGTCGAAATCGCGGGGTGCCATCACTTCACCCGCTGCATTGCGGCCTGCTCCTGCCGTTCGAGGAGCTTATCCATGTCGTTCATATCAACTTGGAGAGCCACGCAGAGGCGCCGGCAAGTACTAATGTGGAGATTCTCGGTGCCACGCTCGATTCGAGCGATGTGTGGCTGTTGCGTCCCAATCATCTCGGCAAGCTTAGCCTGAGAAAGGCCAAGGGCCAGCCGGCGCGCGCGAAGGGTCATTCCTTCGATGGCATGGATGTCCTCGGCCAGATCGGCGCGTGCTTCGAGCAAAGCCTGCGCGCCGTCAGCATCCGAAAATAGTTCGGAGACGACATCGTCTATGCTCGAATATCCCACCGGCAAAACCGGCTTCGCTTCAGGCTTTCGTAGGGCAACGACGACGGGCCGCCCTAGGGCAGCAGTGCCCGTATGTATGGTCCCCTTACCAACGACCGTCTCGGATGCTGTCGTATGCTCTCTCAACTCGACGGATGAACTCATCGTCGCGGACATAGTCAATTTCTCTCGGCATGATGCCTAATACGTAGTGGCTTCGTTTCGATGGAACGAAGGCGTAGATCACCCGGTACTTACGGCCGCGCCTTTCCAACTTCCAGATCTTGGCCCGCCACATGTTGTGGCCTGCAGCCAGCTGATTTCCGATCTTTCGTACGTTGAAGTCATGGCGCCCCTCGATCCCGAATCCGTCCTGGGTGAGCCTATCCAACAGATCCTGATTACCACTAACTTCTTGAAGGAAAACGGCAATTGTGGCGGCAGCATGCGCGTCTACGGCTTTCAGCCTCTGGAGATCGGCCTTTGCATCTGGATGGATGATCAGATGGAGCACGAATATAACTACCTAGTTATTATCGTGCAATGGGCCAAAGGTCGTGTGTTCAGCATCAGTCCTCCCAGCTACCTATCCATCGTACCCGGCCGTGGATGGCGAACTGCCTTGTTTCGTCGACCGCGACCGGCTTGCGCCACTTCGGGTCGTCCTTGTTGTCGCTGGCGATGAACCAGCGTCCGCCAAGCTCGACCAGCCGCTTGGCCATCAGGTGACCTTCGTAGCTGATCACATAGATCTTGTCGTCACGCGGCTCGATATCTGAAGTGTCGAACAGGATGGCGTCGCCGTCCTTGATGGTGGGCGACATCGAGTCCCCGCGGCCATAGAGCACGGCCAGCCGGTCGGCCCGCAGCTTCTTGCGGCGCAGGCTCTCGGCCCGGAACTTGAGCTTGTGGGTCTCGGCGTACTCGTCGACCACGGCGCCTTCGCCCAGGGCGGCGGCCTGGCGCACGCCGATGATGTCGTCCCACCCCTCGGCCGTGGGCTGAGTCTCCATGTGCTTTGGCTGCTTCCCATCGGTCAGCCAGCGCACGTTGACGCCCAGGAAGCGTGCGATGGGTTCCATCGTGGACATGGCAGGCTCCAGGGTGCCGCCGTTCTCGATCTTCGAGATTGCCTGCTTTGAGACGCCGGCCACGGTGGCCAGGTCTTCCTGCTTCGCCTTCTTGTCCCGCCGCGCCTCGCGCAGCCGCTCCCCGAGAGTGCTCATGTCAACCATTGTTGACGAAAACGAGTAATCCGTAGTTGACCTCATAAGGACAACTGTGGTTGACTGTGGACATGACCGAGACGATCCGCATCACCAAGGCCCAGGCGCTGGCGCTTTTCGACGGCAACCAAGCGGCGCTTGGCCGTGCTCTCGGGGTTACCCGGCAGGCAATCAACAAGCTGCCGGACGGGGACCTTCCGGAATGGATGGATTTGAAGATTCGTTTCGTGATCAAGCCGGGCGTGTTTGCAGGTGCTGACCCGCGACGACACCGAACCCCGGCCGCGTCGGCAGGGGCGACGGCCGAAGCAACTCCGACTGTTCTGAACGAGAAGGTGGCCTGACGTGGGCGCCGACGCGCTGGCGCTCCTGTGCTTCGCGTTGTGCTCCTTCTGGCTGCTGCGAAAGCGGGTAGGGCGCTGAGGCGCCACCCGAACAAAGTCCACTGATTCCTTGCTCACCCTGATTTCCATGGTGAGGACTCTACCCACCGAGCCTGCGCGGCTCACCATTTGAGATTCACATTCATGAATGTCCTCGATGCAGCTCAGGCAACGGTCAAGGCATACCCCGGCGGGGCCGAGTCGCTGGCGCCGCGGGTGGGCATGTCCGGCGCGCTGCTGCGCGGCAAGGTGAACCCGCAATACGACCGCAATCACCTGACGCTGGCGGAGGCTGACCTGCTGATGACGGTCACCGACGACCACCGCATTCTCCACGCGCTGGCGCACTCGCACGGCTACATCCTCCAACGCTCGGACGACCTCGAGCGCGAGCGTCAGGAAGCCCAGCATCGCGTGGACGAGTTGGTCCTCCAGCTGATGCAGATGACCGGCAACCTTGCCGGCACGATCGCCGAGGCACGAGAGGATGGGGTCATCACGCGCAGCGAGGCGAAGGACACGTCCAACGCGGGCATGCAGGTCCAGAAGGTCGTCGTCGACCTCGTGGCGGCCATCCAGGACCAGGTGAGGCTCGCCTGATGCGCCAACGCTTCGCGATCGCCGAGTGGCTGGCGTGGTTCCGGGCGCTGCGCGCACTGAAGGACTTCGCACCATGAGCAAGCCTTCCCGTATGTGCTGGTGCGACGACATGGCGTGCCGCTTCACGGACCCATCGTATCCGTGCCCGTCACCGCGCCCGATGTGGGCCGACGAGAACGGCTATTACCCGCTGGCGCTGGACGCCACGGAGAAGTGGCACGGCCGCCTGTTCACCTGCTCCCCCTTGCTGAGCCCGGATCGATGAGCAAAGTCACCGACAGAGGCGCCGACTCGCAGATCGAACTCGGCATGCGCCTGGAAGCCTGGTTCCGTGGACGCAACACGGACAACACCCTGGCGATCGTCCAGCGCCTCCGCGCCGCGTTCAACGTCTCGCGGGCTACGGCATACCGCTACATCGCGGCCCACCGCAAGTTGGAGCGCGAAGGCACATGAACCGCCTGTCGTCCCCTGCGTACTTGCGCGCCCTGGCCGTTGTGCCTGGCGTGCTGGCGCATGGGCCGACACCTGAGCAGCACGTCGCTGCCGAGATGCATCTTGCCGCGCTGGCGCCCTCGCCGCAGGCCTCGTTGTTCAACCCGCAGCACGCTAACCCGGGGGTAGCTTCCCGGGGACAGCCGAGTCCGGTCGGTTGCGTGCCTGCACTTTCCCGGGACCCGGAGTAGGTATGCACGAGAAGAACCTGGAAGACCTCGCGACCATCAGCGCCCTGCTGGTGCGACTTGGGGCGCGGGCCACCATGGCTGGCAACGCATCCATGGCCGATTCGGTCAGCGATATTTCCGCCAGCTGCATGACGTGGCTGTGCCTGACGCTAGATGTAGATGGTGGTGAGGTGCGCCGCCTATCTGCCCAGCTGCTTGCTGATGCTCGCGCCATCCCGGGCGAGGCGGTGCACTGACATGGCAACGGAACACTGGTTTCGCTGGCATCACGGCACATTCAACGATCCGAAGCTTCGGACGGTCGCGTCACGTGCAAGCGCTCGCCTGTCACGTAATGTCACGGTTGGTCACGTTGTGGCTGTGTGGGCCGCGATGATGGAGAACGCGTCACAGGCATCGCCGCGCGGTGAACTGTCGAACTGGTCGAATGAAGACGTTGGCATCGCCCTGGATATCCCCGAGGAGGAGGTCGAGGCCATCTTCAACTCGATGCAAGGGAAGACCCTGGACGCGGAAGAGCTCATGGCCTGGAAACGTAGGCAGCCCAAGGCCGAGGACACCACGGCGGCTGACCGGAAGCGGGCTCAACGCGAGCGTGATCGCCTCGCTGATGTCACGGCAATGACCATCGAGTCACGCAATGTCACGGTAGGTCACGACAGAGGAGAGGAGAGGAGAGAAGAAGAGAAAGAGCAGAAAGAGCAGAGCACGCCAACTTCGTCGGCGGCTGCTCCACTCGCTCTCGCCTCGGCCGAAGCCCCAGGCACCCCGAAGCCGGCGAAGCGGAACGGCACCCGCCTGCCGGATGACTGGCGCCCCACGCCGGAACTGATTGCCGCTGCCCGCACGGAGCGGCCGGACATCGACCTGCGGCTGGAGACGGCGAAGTTCCGCGACCACTGGCACGCCAAGACGGGCCGTGATGCGACGAAGCTCGATTGGGACGCCACCTACCGCAACTGGATTCGCAACGCCCGCAGCCCGAACGGCTTCGGCCAGCGCAACGAGCCCGTGCGCCACCGCGAGGAACTGCGCCGATGAACCCGCGCGACTCCATGCGGCTTGGCCTGCGAGTTCCGCCGCACTCCGACGAAGCCGAGCAGAGCGTCCTGGGCGGACTGATGCTCCGTCCCGACGGTATCGACGTCGTGTCGTCACACCTTGACGCTGACGATTTCTACCGCGGCGACCACCGCCTGATCTTCCGCGCCATGGTCGCCTTGTCCGCCCGTGGCACGCCGTGTGATGCGATCACGCTGGGCGAGTGGTTCGCGAAGAACGACTTCGACCAGGTGCCGCCGGCGTACCTCATGCAGCTGGCCAACGACACGCCCAGCGCGGCGAACATCGTGGCCTACGCCCGGATCGTCCGCGAGAAGTCCATTCGCCGCCGCGTCATCGCGGTCGCGTCCGACCTCGTCGAGAACGCCTTCGGCGTGGAGCAGGAGGCGATGGACCTCGTCGACGGCGTCATCGGCCAGCTGATGGGCATGCAGCACATCGAGCAGAACACCGAGTACACGCTTCGTCAGGCCTTGACGATTGCCTACGAGGCGGCCACGGCGGCGAAGGAGCGCGGCGGCAAGATCCCGGGTATTCCCACCGGCCTGACGGAACTCGATGACGTCCTCGGCGGCCTGCACAAGTCCGACCTGATCATCGTCGGTGCCCGTCCGGCCATGGGCAAGACGGCGCTGCTGCTGAATATGGCACTCGGGCACGACGGTGCCGCCGGTCTGATCTCCACCGAGCAGCCCGTCGTCCAGATCGGCTCACGCATCCTCGCGATCGAGGGCGGGATCAACGCATCGCGCCTGCGCAATGGCTCGCACGACGAGGACGATCTCGGCCGCATGGCGAACGCTGTGGGCAACCTCATGGACCGCGAACTCATGATCTGCGACCAGGCCGGGGTCACGATCGGCGAGGTCCAGCGCGTCGCTCGTCGGTGGAAGCAGAAGCATGGCATCCAGCGCCTCCTGGTGGACTACGTCCAGCGCATCAAGGGCAACGACCCGCGCGCCTCGCGCATCGATCAGGTGGGTGACGTCGCCATCGGCCTGAAGGACATCGCCCGCGAACTGGACATCCCCGTCGTTGCGCTGGCGCAGGTCAACCGCGAGGTCGAGAAGCGGGCCGACAAGCGGCCCAACATCGGCGACCTCGCCAACTCCAGCGAGATCGAGAAGGAAGCCGACCAGGTCCTGATGCTCTACCGGGACGAGGTCTACAACAAGCAGTCGCCCGACAAGGGCATCGCCGAGATCAGCGTGGAGAAGAACCGCCACGGCCCGACCGGCTTCGTCCGCGCCGTCTGGCAGGCCGAGACCATGCGCTTCCGCGACATGTCGCACCACGGGGCCTATGACTACTGACCTTCTGGCGCGCATCGGCGGGGATATCCAGCGCTACGAGCAGGAGCGCGAGGCCAACCGCCTGCGCCATCCCTTCGCCATGGAGTTGTTCGACGGCCTGAAAGCCGCGGGTCTGGAGCCGAAGCTGCGCCACGCCGTGAACGCCACAGGCGAGGTGCTCGGTCGCCCCGTGTCGCTGCCGGGCATTGCCGTGGACGGCGACAAGCTGGCGCACCTCCCGACCTTCGAAGCGAGCTGGCGGAAGTTCTACGGCAAGCACGCCGACAGCCGCCAGGCCTACAACGAGCGCGCCCAGCGCGCGACAAAGCCCAACATGATTCGAGGCACCGAATGACCTCCACCACCCACCATAGCCGCCGCAAGCTCACCGACCTGTGCTCATACATCGGCAACTTCGACCACGCTGGCGCCGAATACCTCGCGAAGCGGATTCGCGTCGCGATCGCCGACCATGCCCGCGTGGCCGTGTTCGCCGGTGAGAACGGCGAGATTGCCGCGTACTCCTGGCGCCACATCGACTACGACCGGCACTGCCGCGTCCACGCCCACCACCTCGTGGGCATCTACCAGGCCAAGGCCGACGGCGAGCGCTTCAATCTGGCCGATCTGGATGCGATGGCGCAGGACCTTGCCGTCCACATGGCTGGGCTGCGGGGGAGGAAGGTCGCATGAGCGAGGCCGACCTGAAGAAGCACGTGAAGGCATTCATCGCTGAGCACAGGAGCTTGCGTGCCGCCGCCGAAGTCCTTGGCATTGACCCTGGCTACCTGTCGCGACTGGCGCATGGGGAGGCAACACACCCGCGCCCCGAGCTACTGGACGCCATGGGCATCCATCGCATGGTCATCTACCAGAGGGTCCGGGATTGAAGCGCACCCCGCTGCTCCGCAAGACCCCGCTCAAGGCAAGGCGTGGCTTCGCCGCTATGACTGCCATCCGTCAGACCTTGACGGCCTCCAAGGAGAAGTCGAGAGCCGTAGCGATCCGGACCTCTCTGAAGCGCGGCCGGAGCACCGGCAAGCCGACGAAGGCTGAGGCCGAACGTCTGGAGCGGATCACCCGTGGCGATTGCATCTGCTGCCAGCTGAATCACGCGTTGGGCTATGTGCGCGTCGCGTTCCATGGGTGCGACGCGCATCACCTCCTGAGTGGCGGGCGCCGCCGTGGCCACCGATTCACCATCGGCGCGTGCCCATGGCACCACCGCGGCGTTCGGCCGTACCGGGAAATGACCGACCGCGAGGCGGCCGAGATATTCGGTCCGAGCCTCGCGCATGGTTCGAAGCCATTCCACGCCGTCTATGGCTCGGACGATCAACTACTGGCGCTCCAGGACCTGCGCCTTGCCTGCGAGGTGACCACGTGATCCATGGCTGCTCCCAGAAACACGGGCGCTATTCGCAGCCCGTGGCCTATAACGCTCGTCGCCTTTGTTCGTGCGGATGTCAGCGCCGGGCTACCCATGTGGGGCTTGCGAATGGCGTAGCGCTGACGATGGGCTGCGAGTTGGCGATTCGGCGCTGGGCGAAGACAGGAAGCCTCGTCGTCCGGAGGGCGCCCCCGTGAAGCCGCTGATCGTCGAGATCGAGGACATGCGCCTCAAGGGCGGGCAGAACGCGCGCGAGCACTGGCGAGCACGGGCGAGTCGCACGCGGCGAGAGCGCGAGGCAGCACACTGGACGCTACTCGACGCCAAGCGCCCGAAGCTACCTGTGGTCGTGCGCCTGATTCGGATTGCGCCCCGCGCACTGGACGACGACAACCTGTCGGGCGTGTTCAAGGCCATCCGTGACGGCGTAGCGGATGCCTACGGCATTGCCGACAACGACAAGACGAAGATCCGGTTCGAGTACGAGCAGGAGCGCGGCGCTCCGCACCAGTACGGCGTCCGGATCGAGGTGCACCCGGCATGACCGTCCACTTCCCGACCCGTGCCGAGCAAACGATCGCTTCGGTCACGTCGTCGCTCAACGCCATGGTGAATCAGGCCTACGAGCCCGAAGCGCTGGCGAAGCGACTGGACAAGCTGTCGGGAAAGCTCAAGCGAGCAGCCGGCGACCTGCGCCGGACGGCAAAGCAACAGAAGAAGAGCGGCGCCGCTAGCGCCGTGCACGACACGCGGAAGTAACCAGGGGAACCCATGATGCGAGCGGCTGAACTGATGGCACGCCTGAACCCAACGAACATTCGATACGACATAGGCCGTGGCGGCCTCCCGGAACTGACCGCCCAGGACATTGCGGCGGCCATCGGCATGGTCAGGCCAGGGCTTGGCCGCGAGCTGATGTGTCGCCTGTGGTGGCCCGATGGTGCGCAGCTAGCGCCGAAGGAGCTTGACCGCCTGCTGATGGAGGCTCAGCTCGGGGAATGGCGCCGCCGTGCCGACCAGCTGATAACCGCCCAGCTTCGCGCCGAGGTTGCGGATGGAGAGAGGCAACGCCGCACCGCCGCGGAGGCGGTCGAGGCTGCGAAGGTCGTTCAATGGCCGCGCGTCGGTCCCGGCTCGCCGTACGCCGCCATCCGACTCGCTGTGCTGGCGGAAATGAGTGCCGCATGCCTTTGCCCGGAATGCCGCGGAAGGGGCTTCGTGATGGCCGAGGGCAAGGTCAGGGGGTGCACGATGTGCGAGACCACCGGCCGGGCTAAGGTGAGTGATCGAGCGCGTGCTGAAATGATTGGCGTGAATCGTGAGACATACCGCACCAATATCGCGCCGGTCTACGAGTGGCTGATCGACTTCTGCCATGCTGCGCTTGAACCGGCTCGCCGGGATTTCCTTCGTCGCGTGGACTGACAGTTGCAAGCTGTCACCTAACCCGCCACGATTCGTATCGTCACAAACGCTCGGCCATCGGTCGGGCGTTTTTCTTTTATGGAAGGCGTAGGGGAGATGGGTCACCCCAAGGGCAGATGATCGCCTGATGCTGAGCGGGCTTCGTCCTGCAATCGGCAGCGCACGTTCGAACCGTGCCCCTTCCACTCTTTCGTCCCGCCGCGGGGACGACCGGCCGCATCGTCACCTCCCCGACGATGCGGCCAACCTATTCGGAGCACTCATGGACGCCCAGACGCTGAGCAAGGCGGCAGGTATCTCGCTGCCGCGCGCCAAGGTGTGGGCACGGCCCCTGACGGACGCGATGGAGCTCTACGACATCGACCTGGACTGGCGCATGGTGATGTTCATCGCGCAGGTGGGCCACGAGTCGCTGGGCTTCTCGCGTACCAGGGAGATATGGGGGCCGACGGCGGCGCAGGTGAAGTACGAGGGCCGGACCGACCTGGGCAACACCCAGCCGGGCGACGGCAAGCGCTTTATGGGCCGCGGCCTGATCATGATCACCGGGCGCGCCAACTATGCCGCGGCATCAACCGAGTTCGGGGTCGACTTCGTGCGCAGCCCCGCGCTGCTCGAGCGAGAGGACTATTCGGCCCTCACCGCCGGCTGGTGGTGGAAGGCCCACGGGTGCAACGAGATCGCCGACCAGCGCGACTTCGTGGCGCTGACGCGCAGGATCAATGGCGGCCTGACCGGCCTGGAAGACCGCACGCTTCGCCTGGAGCGCGCCAAGTTCGAACTGGGTGTGAAGTGAACGAGCTGCCACCGAACGAGCCGCCCTTCAGTTGGCTCCAGATGGCGCTGGTTGCCGCCTTCGCTGCCGTTGGCGGCGCCATCGGGTACGTGCTGCGCGCGATGGATGGAAACGAACCTATCTTGTTCTGGAAGGCCGTCGTCGAGTTCGTCGCCGCCGGCTTCGTTGGGGTCCTAAGCGGACTTCTCTGCTCGGTGTGGGGACTGAGCATCGTGTGGACCACCTTCATCGCCGGCACGTTCGGGATGATTGGTGCCCGAGCTACCACCCAGGTCATGCAGCGTGCGGTCTGGGCGAAGCTCGGTCTCAACCGGAGGTCGCAAGATGGCAACCCTACTGGCTAGCGCCATCACGTTCCTGTCGGGCAAGGCCCGGCTCATCATCGAATACGCGTTGATCCTGCTGGTGGTCGTCCTCGGCGTCTACGGCACAGTCGCCTACTTCCGCACGCGCGCCTTGACCGAGTCGACGCTCGACCTGAGCCAGCGGCTCGGCAAGGTCAGCGGGACGCTGGATCAGCAGGTGGACGCTAACAAGGACCAGGACAAGGCGATCGCCGAGTTGAAGCGCCTGCGCGAGATCGACAGCCAGGCCCTCGATGGCCTGCACCATGAATTGGACAAGGCCGACACCAAGGGCCAAGCGCTGCGCGACAAGGTCCGCCAGCTGGAGAAGACCAATGCGGATGCCAAAGTCTTGCTGGACACTGCCGTGCCTCCTGCTGTTGGTTGCGTGCTCGACGACAGGCCATGCCCCGGAACCAGTGGTCACGAGCCGAACGGTGGTGCAGTCAGCCCAGCCAAGTGACGCGTTGCTGACGCAGTGCGAGGCTCCCGTGCTGAAGCCCACTTTGATCGTCGGTGACATCCAAGAGAACCGCGAGCGCGCCGTTGTCGCCTTCGAGCGCTGCGCGGCTCGCATGCGCTGCCTGGTGTGGTGGATCACGTCAGCCAACCACGAAGAGCCGCCGGCTGCGTGCAAGCAGGCGGAGTGATGGCACGGCTTAGGACGATCGGAAGTCGGGTTGCAATGGCGCCAAGTAGGCAGCCAGCACCTCAGCGGTCGGCAGACAGGCGCATGACGGGCAGGGCGTTGCAGGAGCGCCGACTGCGCATCTGGTCGCAGGACCCGCACTGCGCAGGTTGCGGCCGACTGGTCGCAATGCACGAGTTCGAGCTCGACCACAAGGTGGCCCTGCTCAACGGTGGGGCAGACGTGGATGAGAACTGCCAGGTCCTGTGCATCGGGCCGGACGGATGCCACCACCGGAAGACGCAGGTCGACCTCGGCCGGTCGCTTTGAATGCGAACGAGTCGCAGTGAGGCAGGCCGACCACCGGCCGAGCCTGAACGCGAACGAGTCTCATCGGCGATGGGTGGGGGGTATCGAAAGTCCGGGCCGATCTGGGCCGGAAACCGACTGTCCTCTCACGCACGGAAAATTTCCCCTCTTTGATTAATCGCAGCAGGGGACGGAAATCAAACAACCCGCACCGCACAAGGCTTTGAGCCTATTTCGGTGCACTGAGGTGATACATGCCACGCGGGGGTCCCCGCCCTGGCGCCGGCCGTCCGAAAGGCAGCGGCGCAAAGGGCAAAAAGTCGTCTGCTCCGAAGACGGACGCGAAGAAGACAAAATCGAAGGGCGGCAAGATCACCACTCTTCCGCCTGGCCCGCCTCCCGGCGCTGAGGTGTTCGAGGGCGAGGTGCTGCCGGCGAACATGAACCCGTTGGAGTACATGCTCCACGTCATGAACAACCGAAGTGCCGAACCGGACCGCCGCGACCGAATGGCCGTGGCCGCGGCGCCTTATGTGCACGGGAAGATGGGCGAGCAGGGCAAGAAGGCAGCGAAGGATGCCGCCGCCGCGGCCGTCGGTGGCGGCAGCCGCTTCGGCGCCGCGCCGCCGCCTCGCCGAAATAATGTGAACTGATCGGATGGACTGGAGTACCGCCTGTCCCGACTGGGCCGAACGCCTGGTTGCGGGGCAGTCGATCATTCCGCCGCCTATCTTCCCTGACGAGGCCGCCCGCGCGCTGGGCATCTTCAAGCAGCTCAAGGTCGTCGACCTGCCTGGAAAGCCTACGTTCGGCGAGTGCAGCGACGACTTCGTGTTCGACTTCGTGGCCGCCATCTTCGGCGCCTACGATGCGGAGACGGGAAAGCAGCTGATCCGCGAGTTCTTTCTTCTGATCAGCAAGAAGAACACGAAGTCGACCATCGCGGCCGGCATCATGCTGACCGCAGTCATCCTCTGCTGGCGCGATGACGAGGAACACCTGATCCTCGCGCCGACAAAGGAGGTCGCCGACAACAGCTTCAAGCCCGCTGCCGGCATGGTTCGCGCGGACGACGAGCTGACCGACCTGTTTCACGTCCAGGACCACATCCGGACGATCACGCGGCGGGATTCGAAGGCCTCACTTAAGGTGGTCGCGGCCGATACCGACACGGTGTCCGGCAAGAAGTCCGGAAAGGTCCTGGTTGACGAGCACTGGCTATTCGGCAAGCGCGCCAATGCCGAATCGATGTTCATGGAGGCGTTCGGCGGCCAGATTTCTCGCGATGAGGGCTGGGTGATCCTGCTCAGCACGCAGGCGGACGAGCCACCGGCGGGCGTATTCCGGGAGAAGCTGCAGTATTACCGCGACGTGCGCGACGGCAAGATCGTCGACAAGAAGTCGCTGGGCGTGATCTACGAGTTCCCGCCGGACATGGTGAAGGCCAAGGCCTACCTTGATCCGAAGAACTTCTATATCACCAACCCGAATATGGGGCGCTCGGTTAGCGCCGAATGGCTGGAAGACCAGCTGCGGAAGAACCTGCCCAAGACTGACGGCACGCTGCAGCAGTTCCTCGCCAAGCACCTCAACGTCGAGATCGGCCTCAACCTCCGTTCCGACCGATGGGCCGGTGCAGATTTCTGGGAGCAGCAGGCTCGCCGCGAGGTAACGTTCGACTACCTGCTGGAATGGTCCGAGGTCATCGACTTCGGAGTAGACGGCGGCGGCCTGGACGACCTACTCGGCGCCGCTGCGATCGGTCGGCACCGAGTCACCAAGGAATGGCTGGTCTGGACCCGCGCTTGGGCGCACCCATCGGTGCTTGCCCGGCGAACGGAGATTGCTCCGGCGCTTCGCGACTTCGCGCGGCAGGGTCACCTAACCCTGGTCACGCGAATCGGCGAGGACGTCGCGGAATTGGCGCAGTACGTCGCCCGCATCGAGGACGCAGGCCTGCTGGACATGGTCGGCGTCGATCCCGCGGGCCTGGGCGGCGTGCTCGACGCGCTGGAAGAGGCCGGGGTTCCAAAGGACAAGATCGTGGGCGTCAGCCAGGGGTGGAAGCTAGGCGGCGCGATAAAGACCGTGGAGCGGAAGCTGGCCGAAGGCACGATGTGGCACGGCGGCCAGCCGATGATGAACTGGTGCGTCGGCAACGCCCGCATCGTGGTCACCAGTAACGCCATCAACATCACGAAGCAGGCCAGTGGCACGGCAAAGATCGACCCGCTGATGGCCGTTTTCAACGCAGCATCCCTCATGTCTCTGAACCCGGAAAGCAAATCCGGGATGGATGACTACCTCAACGGCGGATTTTTCGGGCTCGTGGGCTAACTATGGCGTCTCGCTGGTACAACCCGCTGTCCTGGCGCATGTTCGGGTACACCGACCCTGGCACCGGGAACTATGTCGAGGTCGACATGGAGATCGGCGGCAAGCGGACGCGGTCGGGCATCAAGATCACTCCGAAGCGTGCGATGACGATCGGTATCGTCTGGTCGTGCGTGAAGATTCTCGCCGAGTCAGCCGCCGGCCTGCCGCTGAAGGTCTACGACGACTCCAGTGGCCGCCGCGAGCTCGTTCTCGAGCGCGGCGCGAAGAACAAGCGTGTCATGCGCTTGCTGCGCAAGCCCAATCCGTTCATGACCCGGCTGAATTTCCTCAAGGCCGTGGTCGTCAACATGGCGCTCCAGGGCAATGCCTTCGCGCTGATCGAACGGGACACCCAGGGTGACTGGGTAGGGTTCATCCCAGTGGGCACCGATTGCGTCGAGATCGATACGGACGAGGACCTCCTTTATTGGGTCACGCTGGACGGCAAGCGTTTTCCCGTCTCACCGGAGAACATGCTGCATTTCAAACTTTTCAGCGTCGACGGAATCGTGGGCTTGTCTCCGGTTGAGTACCAGGCGGAGACGATGGGCCTGGCGAAGGCCGGCCAGGACTGGTCCGCGCGCTTCATGCGCAAGGGCGGCTTCACCGGCGGCTACGTGATCTACGAGCAGTTCCTCACGAAGGTGCAGCAAGCGCAGATCATGGAGAAATTCCCGGACATCCGCGAAGGCGACGTCGAGGATATCGGCAAAATGGCGGTTCTTCAGGGTAACCCGAAGATCGTCCCGGCTGGACTGAGCCAGAAGGACAGCCAGTTCATCGAGTCCCAGCAGTTCCAGGAAGAGTCCCTTGCCGGCATCTGGGGCGTTCCGCTGTACCTGGCCAACCGCGCGAGTAAGACCTCGATCATGGGGTCGAACCTCGAGCAGCAGACCAGCGGCTACGTGACCTTCGGTCTCAAGCCCTACCTCGATGCCATCGAGGACGAGTTCAACGACAAGCTCTTCCCCGATTCAAGCGTTTTCGTCGAATTCGTCGTGGAGGGACTGCTCCGCGCGGACAGCACCGCCCGCGCCGCGTACTACCAGGCCGCGCTCGGCGGGTCTGGCGGGTCCGGCTGGATGTCGATAAACGACGTGCGGCTCAAAGAAAACCTGCCCGTCCTCGACGGCAACGAATACGACCGCATCACCCGTTGGGAGATCCAGACCAATGATCAGCAAGCTTGAGGTTCCATTCGAGGTAAAGGCCGCGGACGACGCCGGCAACTTCGAGGGCTACGCCGCAGTCTTCAACAACGTGGATCTCGGCGACGACATCATCCTGCCGGGCGCCTTCACCCGGGTGAAAACCACCCGAAATGGCCGCCTCAAGCTTGCCCTATTCCACGACCTTACCCGGCTGGTGGGCTCCGCGGAGTTCCGCCAGGACGACCACGGGCTCTTCATCAAGGGGAAGGTCAACCAGAATGTCAGTTACGCGCGCGACGCGTATGCGCTGATGCAGGACGGCACGCTGGACTCGATGTCCATCGGCTTCAACACCATCGAGGATGCGATCGAGACCCGAAACGGTCGGTCGGTCCGAGTCATCAAGCAGGCCGAACTCTGGGAAGCGTCCATTGTCCCGTTCGGCATGAACCCGGAGGCGCAGGTAACCAGCGTCAAATCCGATATCAGGCTTTTCGAGGGTGCCCTCCGTGAGCGGATGGGCCTCTCGCAGAAGGAGGCGGCAGCTGTCGCCTCGCTCGGCTTTCCAGCGATCCACCGAGATGGTGACGACGCGGCCACGGCGACCGTGGAGGAGCTGAAGAAATTGCACCTCACCTTCCAATCCATCATCGGAGCATCGGCATGACGACCGACGTGAAAGAAATCCGCGAAGCCCTTGAAACCCAGCTCAAGACCGGCTTCGGCGACCTGCAGGCCAAGTACGACGCGGCGATCAAGGAACTCGAAAATGGCAACAAGGTCACCAGCGACCTTAAGGGCCAGATCGAGAACCAGAAAGGCGAGATCGAGCGCGTCATCGAGCAGGTTCAGAAGCTCGAGGAGAAGGGCCTCAAACTGCGCGGCCCGGGCAACGAGCGCAAGAGCTTCATCGACCTGGTAAAGGGTAACGACGATTACAAGGCCCTGGCCGAGAAGAAGCAGCAGAAGGCCGAGATCGAATTCACCAAGGGCGACATGCTCTCGATGATGGAGTCCAAGCTGGTCACCAGTGCGGGCATCGTCGCGCCGAATTACGACCCGGTCATCCAGGACAAACCGCGGCAGGAACTGCTGATCCGTGACCTGATCCCGAGCACGCCGGTGACCGGACAGTCCTACAGCTACTTCCGCGAGTTGCTTCACACCCGCGGCGCCGCTCCTGTGGCGGAAGGCGGCGCGAAGCCCACCAGCAACGTTACCTTCGAGCAGAAGACCGACACGATCAAGAAGCTCGCGGTATGGATGCCGGTGACGGACGAGGCGCTGGACGACGTTCCTCAGCTTCAGAGCTACCTCTGGGAGCTTCTCCGCTACGACCTGAAACTGGAAGAGGAGGGTCAGCTGCTTAAAGGTGACGGCACTGGTAATAACCTCAATGGCATCATGACGCAGGCGACCACGTTCGACGCGGCCTTGAGCAAGGCGAACGACACGGCGATCGACACGGTGCGCCGAGCGATCTACCAGGTGCGAAAGCAGTCGAAGCGCGCCGCTGACGCGGTTGTGATGTCCGACCTGGACTGGATGAACATCGAGCTGCAGAAGGACGGCGAGAACCGCTACCTGTTCGCTAACCTGCAGGGACTGGTGACGCCGGTCCTTTGGGGTCGCCCCGTCGTTGCATCGGACAGCATGGACGAGGGCGATGGCACGGATACCGGCGGCGAGTTCCTCGTCGGCTCTTTCGCCCAGGGCGCCCGCATCTACGACCGTATGGCCTACACGGTCAAGGTGGGCTGGATCAACGACGACTTCATCAAGAACCAGCGCGTGCTGCTGGTCGAAGAGCGTCTCGGCCTGGCCGTGCGGCGCGCCTATGCATTCGTGAAGGGCACCTTCGCCGTCCCCGCCGGCGGCTGATCGAACGGGCGGGCCTCCGGGCCCGCCCCAACCGGAGAATGATATGCAGATAAGGGCACTTTGGGGATTTAAGGGCGATCCCGTCAAAACGAGCACCGCCGAAGGCCGCGTTCGCGCGGGCGACGTGATCGATGTGGACGAAGAGTACGGGCACACGTTGATCGGGAAGGGCCTCGCCGAGGCTGCCGACGCCGGCCCCCGTAAGTCCGGCAAGGCCAAGCCGGCCACTCCGGACGAGAAGAAGCCGGTCGCTCCGGAAGAGAAGAAGTAAATGGCCATTGCGCTCGACCTCGACGTCCTGCGAGAACAGATACGAGCCGACGCAGACGAAGCGCCGGACGGTCTTCTGCAGAGCTACGTCGACGCCGCTATCGCGCATGTCGAGCAGCACTGCGACCGCCAGATAGTCGAGGGCGAGCCCATCGATCCCGCACAGATGAGCCTTACGGCCGACGTAGAGCAGGCGGTTCGGCTTCTCGTCGGCCACTGGTATGCAAATCGTGAGGGCGTCGTGGTCGGCGAGGTGAGCAGCCAGCTCCAACTGGGCGTTGAGCGTCTCCTTCAGTACCGGAAGCGCTACTGATGCCTCTTCCAGCTGGGCCACTCAATCGAAAGGTCACGATCCAGAAGAGCACGATGGGTCGCGACGGTGCCGGCCAGCCGATCAAGGTGTGGGTCGACGTTGTTTCGAGCTGGGCGAACGTGAAGAGCCAGACCGGCATGGGAACGATCGTTGGTGACCAGAGCGGCGTAGCCACTTCGATCACGCGCTACAGCTTCCGAATTCGCTACCGGACTGGCATTGACGCCAGCATGCGCGTGCTGATGGGCGGCATCCCCTACGACATCACGTCGGTCCAGATGGATGAAGACCGAAGGGAGTGGACGGACCTGGTCTGCAACCGAGGCGCGAACGATGGCTGATGGCTTCCAGGCAAAGGCCGATGCAAGTACCGCACTCGCCGGCCTGAACCAACTGGTGGGGCCGCTGGCGACGCGCCTGGCACGCTCTATGGCCGTCGCCAGCGGCACCGTCTACCGGGACGAGGCCAAGTTGCTCGCTCCAGTAGGAGAAGGCCTGCTGCAAAGCGCCATCTACCTCGCCTACAAGGATGACCGCTCCAACGAGGACAATGTCACCTACTCGATCACATGGAACGCGAAGAAGGCACCTCATGGGCACCTTCTGGAGTTCGGTCACTGGCAGACTCATGTGACCTACAAGGGGGCGGATGGCCGGTGGTACACGCTGCCGGATATCCCCCTTGCTGAGCCGAGATGGGTCCCTGCGCATCCATTTCTGAGGCCAGCATTCGACATGGCGCGGACGCGCGCGCAGCAAGCCGCCCTGGCGCGTGGTCGTGAGCGCCTTCCCGAATTGCTGCGCGAGGCCTATCAGCCGCCTGACGAGGACTTCGTGTGAGCTTGGAAGAAAGCCTCTACGCGCTACTTGGGCCACTTGTCGAAGGGCGCTGCACACCCGACATAACCGACGACATCCCGGTTTACCCGTTAATCGTCTATCAAGGCGCGGGCGGCGTAGCCGTCGACTTTTCGGAGCAGAAGCCGGCCGATAACGACAACGCGCGGGTGCAGGTTTGGGTCTGGTGCCACTCCCGGATGGAGGCAAGCGCCCTCGCAAGGCAAGTTCGCGATGTGCTGCTGGCGAGCCCATTGAAGGTGAAGACGCTCGGCGCAGCAGTGTCTGACACGAACGACGTCCTGAAGATCTACGGCGCGCGCACCGATTTCAGCATCTGGTATCCGCGCACCTAGGCGTAGATCCACGACTTTCACGAGCCGCCGCGAGGCGGCTTTTTCATGCCCGCCGTTTGGCGGCGAACCATCCCACCCGTCAAACCATGAGGACTCGCACATGAGCCTGAAATTCCCCAATGGCGCCGTATTCGGCATCTCGACCGCGATCGCCGCCGCCATCGTCGCCTCGGCTGTATCGAACGCGAATCCTGCCGTGGCTACGCTGCCCACCGGCTCCGTCGACGAGGGCGATGTTCTCGTCCTGCTGTCGGACTGGGTCGAGGCGAACAACACCGCGGTCGAGGCGGGCACGGTCACCGCGGGTGCGTCCGATACCGTCCAGCTGCTGGGCCTGGACACGACCGATGTAACGGTCTTCAAGGCGGGCCAGGCCAACGCCAGCGTGATGGTGGCCTCCGGCTTCGTGGACTTCAATCAGCAGGGCGAGCTCTCCACGAGCGGCGGTGATCAGCAGTTCTGGACGGGCCAGTTCCTCGAGGCCAACCGCCAGATCAGCGTGCCGACGGTGAAGAACGCCAAGGTCTTCACGCTGCCGCTGTACTTCGATCCGAAGCTGCCGTGGTACGCCGCTGCGAAGGCCGCCGACCGGCGCCGGGAGCCTCTGGTCCTGCGCTGCGTGCTTCCCGATGGCGACATCATCTATCGCTACGGCTACCTGTCATTCGACGCCGATCCGACCATGGCCGCCAACACGCCCATGGGCAATACGGCGACGTTCACGGCCCTGGGTGACTCCATCCTGGTGGAGGCGGCATGAGCCTGAAGAAGGGCAACGGACCGAAGAGCCTCCCGGCCACCCTGACCATCACTGGCCAGGGTTCCACCGACAAGCTGGACGTCACGTACCACAACCGGAAGCAGTCGGAGATCCGGGAGCGCCTGGAGGCCGGCGTCACCATGGCCTCGCTGATCGCCTTCCTGGTCGAGTCCTGGAATACCGACTTCGATCTGACGGAAGAAGGCGTCCTCGCCTTCGAAGACGAGTACCCCGGCATCGTCGAAGCGCTGTTTTCCGGATTCCACCAGGCCCGCCGGAAGGAACTGGAAAAAAACTGACGGCCGCCACTCGGGCGCTGTACTGGCGGCGCCCGAGTGAAGCGGAACTCGTCGGCACGGGCCTTAAGCCCAAGCACTACAAAGAGCCGCATGTCGAAGTCTGGCCGGAGGCGTGGGACGCCATCCAGTTTTTCAGTCGGATCTGGCGGCAATGGAATGTCGGCGCCGGTGGCGCCTACAGCCTGAACTACGGCGTCCTGTTCCACGAACTCGACCGCATGAACCTTCCTCCTGACCGCTACGACGAAATGCTCGCGCAACTGCGGGTGATCGAAGACGCGGCCCTCGACGAAATCCATAAAGGCTGACGATGACCGAAGCAGAAAGCATCGGCACCGCCCGAATCGACGTCACGGTCAACACCGCGACGATGGAAACGGGCGTCGAGGCCGCAAAGCGGAAGGTTTCTGGGCTTGGCGCCGAGGCCGCTGCGCAGTTTGACAAGGCGAACGCGAGCACGAAGCGGTACGCCGAGAGCCTTCTCCGGCAAGCCGACCTCCTGGGTAAATCCCGCGCGGAGCAGATCGCTCACAACGCGCAGGTCCGTATTGGTGGTGAACTCGGCGACCAGATCGCGAAGAAGGCCTTGGCGAACGCGGCCGCGCTCACAAAGGAGACTGACGCCTACGTCATGAGCGATCGGGCGCGCGCGGCGGCCATGCGCGGCGTTCCCGCGCAGATCACGGACATCGTCTCAGGCCTCGCGACAGGCCAGCGTCCACTGTCTGTGCTATTGCAGCAGGGCGGACAGCTCAAGGACATGTTCGGCGGCATCGCTCCTGCGGCAAGGGCTCTCGGATCGTCGCTGTTCGCCCTGATTAACCCCGCCACCCTGCTTGCTGGCGCAGCCGTTGCGCTCTTCGCCGCCTGGAAGTCAGGGAGCGACGAGCAAGTGGCTTTTCAGAAGGCCATCATCAACACCGGGAACTATGCTGGCGTCACGGCCCAGCAGCTTCAGGGGCTTTCCCAGGAGCTATCGCGCACGACCGGCAGTCAGCATGACGCCGCGGCCGTTCTGGCTGAGGTGGCCGGTTCTGGGAAATTCACCTCGGATCAGCTGCGCCTGGTCGCATCGGCCGCGATTGCTGCTGGCGACGGCGCCGAAGACATGGTCGCCAAGTTCACCAAGCTGGCGGACGACCCGGTGAAGGCGTCCGTGGAGCTCAACTCCACGTATCACTACCTGACTGCGGCGGTCTACGACCAGATCAAGGCGCTGCAGGATCAAGGCAACGAAGAGGCGGCCACGTCGCTCGCCGTGCGCACCGCGGCCGACGTCTTCGAGCAGCGCAGCCAGAAGGTGGTCGAGAACATCGGCCTCATCGCGCGTGCCGCGCGC